TTGTAGCTATCTTTAAAAGATTAAAGGTAAGCGAATATCAAAATGCAGCAGAAAATAAAACAGAGTTTGAAATGCTAAAAATGATGTTAGAAGGTTGGGAAAATATGAAAGAAGAAAATGGAGATGATATACCTTTTAATAACCAAAATTTAAAAGATATGATGGAGGATGCTTATTGGTTGAGAGCAGTATCAGAATCTTATACTAAATCTTTAATTGACGAAAAAGTAAAAAACTAAAAGAGGCAGTTCTTTATTGGTTAGGCTCTGGTAAAGAAGTTATAGATGACACCAAAGATGATGCAAAAACATTTGGTTTAGAACTGCCGAAAGAAAAACAAGAAAAAAAAGATAAAAATTTTGAGATCTACGAGGATAATTGGGATGCAGTTATGATTTTTTGTAATATGCAGACACAATGGACTACTTCTTTCGGAGGTTTTGTAGGATTAAGATATGAGGTTCTTTTAATGCAAGGTGGTATGTTTGACCTTTACAATATTACAGATAGGCGTAAAATCTTAGAAGAGCTACAAATTATGGAAGCGGCTGCTTTGAAAGAACTAAACAAGGAAAAGAAATAATATGGCTGCGTCTACGTCAAGAATTAATATTGAGTTTTTATCGAAAGGTGATAGTGAAGTAAATAAAGCTTTCAAAAGGCTTGGCGGTGAAACTAGACGTTTAAATAGAGATTTTCAAAGTTTATCAAAAAAATCTTTGGTACAGGTAAAAAATGAGTTTAATAAATTAGGTGCTGGGATGCGTAATAGCATCAATGGTATGCAAGCGCAAAGAAATGCTTTAAATGGTTTGCGTAATATGGCAGATGTGACAAGTAAAGAATTTAGACAATTGACTGCTGAGGTAAAAAGACTTGATACACAGTTAGCAAGGTCGCAATCAAGAGGTCGAGGAGGAAGGCTTGGAGGTATTGCAAAAGGAGTTGGAGCTATTGCTGCTGGTGGTATTTTTGGAGGGCCAGAAGGTGCTGTTGGTGCTGGGGTTGGATTAGCTATGGGAGGCCCAACTGGAGGCGCTGTTGGTGCTGCTATAGGTGCGCAAGTTGGTATGGTTAGGCAACAGGTAGGTGGTATAGCAGAATTTTCTGCGGCATTAAGTTTACAACGTAAAGCTTTGGGTCTTGTTATTGGAGATACTGAAAAATTTGCAAAATCACAAGAGTTTTTGTTAACAACATCTAGAAAACTTGCGATACCACAAAGTGTAATAACAAGACAATTTACCGCTTTAACTGCATCTGTAGTTGGTGCTGGGCAATCTGTAGAAGACGCTGAAAAAGTATTTAAAGCAATCGCTGCTGGTATTAGAGGTACTGGTGGAAATTTAGAAGACATGAAAGCCGCAATGCGAGCGACTAGTCAGGTATTCTCAAAAGGTAAGGTATCAGCCGAAGAATTAAGACAACAATTGGGTGAAAGATTACCAGGCGCATTTACTTTGTTTGCTGATTCTATGGATAAAACTCCAGCAGAATTAGATAAGGCATTGGAGCAAGGAAAAGTCACGTTAGATGACTTTATGAAATTTGCACAAAAACTTTTTGCAACATATGGATTAAACGCAGAGATATTAGCATCAGGTCCAGAAGCTGCTGGCGATAGATTAAGAACAGCTTTAGAAGAGTTGAATGATGATTTAGGAGCGTTATTAAGACCAATAGGGGCGCAATTTCAAAAACTATCAGAAGATATAGTTAAAGATTTTGCATCTATTGTTAAAGCTATTAGAGCAATGGTTGATGATGTTGCAATTGAAAGAAAATTAATTGCACAATTAGCATTATCAAAAAATGAAAGACAAAAAATAAATGTAGATGCAAAAAATCTTGCTGTTCAACAAATTGGTGGCACAGTTATTACAAAAGATTTTATAGATCAAGTTGTAGAAGAGACTTTAAAAAATCCTTTAAAAACTGCTTTTGGAGGTTTTGGAGTTAAAAATTTAGAAAAAAAATTAACTAGAGAATTAGGTAAAACATTAGAAGAAGTTGGAAAAACATCCAATTTTGATGTATTAAAATTATTTGAACAAGGCACTGGCAATAATTTATTTGACGTAACAGGTCAACAAAGAATAAAGCTATTGCAAAATATGTTGAATTTTGACACAGATAATTCTTTTGCAGCTTTTAGGGCTGGTGGGGGTGGAAGTAGTATTGCTGGTGGTGAGGGGGGTGGAACTAGTTCTCTTAACAATATAGAAAAAGGAGCAAAAGCATACTTTGATACTATTGGTGATTTTGCAAAACAAACCCAAGATGCTGTAGCTGGTGCATTTAAAGGTATGGAGGATGCTCTTGTTACGTTTGTACAAACAGGAAAATTAAACTTTAGCGATCTTGCAAGATCAATAATGGCAGACTTAACCAGAATGTTGATAAGGGCATCATTGCTAAATTTCTTGAGTCCTTTTCCATTTTTTAGCAAGATTACAGGTGGTAAAAATGCAATGGGAAATGCATATGATGCTGGTAATAAAATTTCTAAGTTTGCGAAAGGAGGCATAATAAAAAATCCAACTATGTTTGCTTATGGATCGGGTGGTTCTGGTAATTTTGGGCTTATGGGAGAAGCCGGACCAGAAGCTATTATGCCGCTGAAACGTGGAAGTAACGGAAAACTTGGAGTGCAAAGTTCTGGAGGAGTTGGTAATATTGTGGTAAATGTAGACGCTTCTGGTAGTTCTATTGAGGGTGATTCTGCTCAAGGAGAACAGTTTGGTAGGGCTTTAGCTGCTGCTATACAATCAGAACTAATACAACAAAAACGACCCGGAGGATTGTTAAATTAAATGGCAACTTTTCCAGCTATAGAACCTAGTTATTCTGTTAGCAAACAACAAAACCCAATCACAAGAACTGTAAGTTTTGTTGATGGTTTTGAGCAAAGGTTAATGTTTGGCTTGCCAAATTTACAAAATCCAAGAAAGTATAATTTAAGGTGGGAAAACATAACAGAAGAAGAAGCAGATTCTATTGATTATTTTTTACAAGAACGTGCTTTAGACAAAGCAACTTTTGACTATGTACCACCTAGAGAAGCTTTTACAAAAACAGGTACATATTCACAAAGTAGTACAGATATAACTATAACAATTACAGATCACAGGTTATTTTCTGGAGACTCAATAGTTGTTGACTTTACATCTGGTTCTGCGTCAGATGGAACTTATATAGTTTCTTCTTTAGTTAGTGCAAATGCTTTTATAATTACAGCAGCTAGTGGGTCAGCTAGTGGAAATGTAACTATTACTAAAACAGCCACAAGTAAATTTATTTGTGATTCTTGGACTAAAACTATTAATGTGGCTAATTTAGCAAATATAGACGCTGTTTTTGTAGAAAAATTTGAGCCATGAGTATTGATACAGCACCAATATTTAGTGATATACAAAAGGTTAACCCTTCTGCAATTATTGAGTTATTTAAACTTGAATTAAAAGAAGGTTTAAATTATGCAACTGGGAATCCTAATAATATTTTTACTTCTTATAGATTTCATGCTGGAACAAATTTAAATAATTTTGCAAATATTGTTTGGAATAGTGAAATATATACAGCATTTCCGGTAGAAGCTAAAGGTTTTGGTTTTAAAAAAGGACAGCTTCCAAGACCAACAATTAGTATTAGTAATATAGGTGCGCCTTCTATATCTAATATTTTAAATGAAGCTAATAGCTTTACACCTGGTAATGATTTAACAGGAGCGAAAGTAACAAGACTAAGAACAATGGCAAGGTTTTTAGATGCAGCTAATTTTTCTGGTTCTACAAATCCGTTTGGTACTCCTGATCCTGACGCAGAGTTTCCAAGAGAAATTTATTATATAGATCGCAAATCAGCAGAAAATCGAATGTTAGTTTCATTTGAATTAGCTGCTGTCTTTGATTTGGCTGGAGTTCGTGCGCCAAAACGTCAATGTACTAGAGATATATTTCCTTCTATTGGTACTTTTTTAGGATGAATTGGAAGGAATCTGCATTAGTTCATGCAAAAAACCAAGACCCAAAAGAATCTGTAGGATTGTTGTTAAATATAAAAGGTAAAGAAAGGTATTTTCCATGTAATAATCTGTCTATGACAGCGCATCAATGTTTTATTTTAGATCCAGAAGATTATGTAAAAGGTAGTAATCTTGGTGAGATAACTGCAATAATTCATAGTCATCCAATAACATCTCCACTACCAAGTCAAGCTGATTTAGTTAGTTGTGAAGATAGTGGATTACCTTGGTATATAGTTAATCCAAATACTGAGACTTGGGGATATTGTGAGCCTACAGGATATAAACCACCTTTACTTGGCAGGCAATGGGTATGGGGTATAACAGATTGTTGGTCTTTAGTTCGTGATTGGTATAAGCAAGAAAAAGGTATAGAGCTTGTTGATTACGAAAGATCTATTACTCCAGAAGAATTTTTAGAAAAACCTTTATTTGAAAAGTATGCAAAAGATACTGGATTTAGAGAACTTGACACAGATGAATCTTTACAAACAGGAGATGTTTTATTGATGTCAATATTACATCCAACTTTAAATCATGTAGCTATTTTTTTAGGAGATATGGTTTTACATCATTTAACCGATAGACTATCTTGTAGAGAGCCATATTCTGCATGGTTGCAAAAAAGCACAGGCAAGAGGTATCGCTATGCTTCGTAAATTAAAACTATATGGAGAACTTGCAGAGTTTGTAGGACAAGATGAGTTTGAGGCTGTTATTAGAACATCAGCAGAAGCAATAAAATTCTTAACTTGTAATTTTCCAAAAGTTGAAGGTTATATGTCAGATAAATATTATCAAGTTTTAATTAATAAAGAACCTTTAGACAAAGAAGACTTGCATAATCCTATTGGAAAATCAGATATACATATTGTTCCTGTGATTACTGGTGCTGGTGGGCCAAGAAACAGAATTATTTTTGGTGCTGTCCTCATAGGAGCTAGTTTCTTATTTCCGGGTGCTGGTATGTTTGGCTATAAAAGTCTTATTGGAGGCATGAAAGCTGGTGCTGGTATTATGACAACAGTGGGAAGTGCTGTTAGTACTGTAGGTGCAAGTATGGTTCTTAGCGGTGTTTCAGAATTATTATTTCCACTCCCAACACCAGAAGAACAAGAAGATGATCCAAGGATATCTTTTGCTTTTAATGGGCTGACAAACACTAGCCGAGCCGGAACTAGCCATCAAATTGTATATGGTGAGATTGTAACTGGATCTGTTGTAATATCAGCAGGGATTGATACAAATCAGGTGACAGGATGACAGATAAATTAATAAGAGGTTTTGGTGGGCCTCCTTCTCCCCCTACTCCATATCGTGCGCCAGATACTTTAAATAGTAGGCAGTTTGCAACTATTTTAGATTTAATATCAGAAGGAGAAATTGAAGGATTTGCAACACCATCAAAAGAAGGAGTTACCAAGGGTACTACTGCATATAACAATGCCTCGTTTAAGGATATATTTCTAAACGATACACAAATATTAAATACAAGTGCAAGTAATAGTAATCCATCTGATTCTGAATTTAATTTTCAAAATGTTGTTTTAAATACTAGATTTGGTACAAGCAATCAGTTGAAAATTGATGGAATCGTTACAAGTGATGCTGCTATTTCTGGGTTTACTCCTCAAGATTGTAAAAAGTCAACTGGCGGTGTTTCGCAAGATATTGGGACAGGGAAAGATGCGATAAAAGTAACAATCATGTTTCCTCAATTACAAAGGGCAACAGATGAAGGTGATTTGTATGGCTCTGTTGTCGAATTAGAAATTAGATTACAGATAAACAATGGTACGCATGAATTAAAAATTGATGATCGTATTACTGGTCGTACGGCTGATCCATATTCAAAAGAATATAGAATTGAACTTCCAATTACTTATACACAAGCAAATGTAAAAATTTTAAGACTTACTGACGATAGTTCGGATGAAAAATTAAAAGATGAATTTAAAGTTACTTTGGTTCAAGAAATAGTTGATGATAGTAATACATATCCTGACTCTGCATATACATCTTTAAGACTTGATTCTGAGCAGTTTAGTTCTATTCCTAAAAGACATTTTCGTATTCGTGGAATAAAAGTAAGAATACCAAGCGCAAATACTACTGCTACAACAGCAACATATACACAATCAACTACAACTGTAACTGTCAATAGCAATGCACATGGTTTAGCTGTAGGAGATTCAATAATATTTGATGCAACATCAGGTAATGGTGTAGACGGTACTTATCAAATTGATACTGTTCCAGACGCTAGCTCTTTTACATTTGTCTCAGGAACATCTCAGACGGTATCAAGTTCTAACTGCACATTTAAAATAACTCCTCATGTAGATTTACAAACTGGAAGGATAAATTATCCTAATGGTTATGTTTTTAATGGTACGTTTGGAGCAGCCCAATGGACATCGTGTCCAAGTTGTATATTGCTCGATCTTTTGACAAACGAAAGATATGGATTTGGCACTTTTTTAGACGCAGATAATACGTTTACATCGTCAGGAACATCGACAACATTAGATCTATATAGTTTTGTAACTGCAAGTAAATATGCAAACGAACTTGTTAAGGATGGTTTTGGAGGTGAAGAGGCAAGATTTAGTTGTAATATAAATATTTCGTCATCTAAGGAAGCCTATGATTTGATAAAAGATTTGGCAGCAGTAATGAGGTGTATTCCTACTTGGAGTCAAGGCACAATATCTTTAGTTCAAGATGCTCCAAGTGATCCTTTATATCTTTTTAATTTAGCTAATGTAACCGATGAAGGTTTTAACTATACAGGTTCTAGTCTTAAGCAAAGACATAGTGTTGTAAGTGTTAGTTATTTTAATATTGACTCTAGAGAAATAGATTTTGAAGTTTATGGCGATGGTAATACATCTGCTGAAGTAACAAGAAGAGCAAAACTTGGAGTAGTTCTAAAACAGGTAAAAAGTTTTGGATGTACAAGTAGAGGTCAAGCGCAGCGTTTAGCTAGGGCAATTGTTTTTTCGGAAGAGCAAGAAAGTGAGGTTGTAAGTTTTTCTACATCATTAGATGCTGGTTCTATCGTAAGACCGGGTTCTGTAATACTTATAAATGATCCTGTTAGACATGGTTTTAGAAGGTCAGGAAGAATAGCTGCTGCTACAACTACACAAATTACAATAGATGATGAGTTTGGTTTAAGTAATTTTGGCGGTACAAATCGTAAATGTAGTGTAATTCTTCCTGATGGCAGTGTTGAAAAAAAAGATTGTAATCTTGCTAATAAAGTAATTACTCTTACATCTGCTCTGTCTGCAACACCAAATGTTAATTCTATATGGATGTTAGAAAGTGAGGATACTGGTGAATCACCTCAAACTTTTAGAGTAATATCTGTTGACGAAACAGATGGTGTGAATTATGCAATATCAGCTTTAAGCTATAGATCAGAAAAATATGACAACATAGAATCTAATGATTTTTCAACATTACCAGCACGAAGTACATCTTTATTAAATCAACCAAGCGCACCTCCAGTAATACATACTCCCATAAGGGAAGAAGCAGTAACTATTAATAATATAAGTATTAACAAAATATTATTATCATGGACACCTGTTACAGGTGTAACTCAATATCAAGTGCAATATAGATTTGAAAATTCTAATTGGGTAACACAAATTGTATTTAGACCTGACATTGAAATAATGAATACTGAAGCTGGTTTTTATGAATTTAAAGTATTTTCATATAATTCAGCTTTAAAATTATCTTCAACCGCATCAACAGCAGAATTACAAGCTACTGGTAAAAGGATACCGCCAGCAAATGTACAAAATTTAACAGCAGAACCAGTAAGTAATAATTTAATGAGACTTCGTTGGAATAAATCGGTAGACGCTGACGTTTTACATGGAGGTCGTGTCTATATACGACACTCAAATAAGACAGATGGTACAGGTACTTTTGCTAATTCGGTTGATCTTATAGAAGCTGTTGCTGGTAACTCTACTGATGTAGTAGTTCCTAGTCTTGAGGGAGAGTATATTCTTAAATTTCGTGACGATCAAGGACTTTTTAGCCTTGGTGAAACTTCGGTTATTATTGATTTACCAGATTTAATAGATAATCAAGTTGTTTTTACAGATAGAGAAGATACAGATGGAACACCTTTTAACGGAACTAAAACTAATACAACAGTTTTAAACGGAGCATTAAAACTTACAAATCCAGCAACAAATTTAACAGGTGAATATGATTTTGCAACTATCTTAGATCTAGGTAATGTTTTTTCTGTTAATTTAAAACGTCATTTTCAATCTATTGGATTTTTCTTAGGAGGAGATCTTCAAACCGCTACTTACACGCAATCTGGAACAACAGTAACTATAAATAGTAACTCACATGGTAGATCTGTTGGAGACTCAGTATTATTTGATGCAACAAGTGGGGCTGGGGTAGACGGTACATTCCAAATAACTGCGATAACGACAAATACATTTAATTTTACTTCTGGAACATCGCAAACAGTTTCTAGTTCTGCTTGTACTTTTCAATTTGTTAATACCTTAGAACAAGTCATACCTAATACTTCTCCTCAGTTTGGTGGACCTGTTGATGGTGGTTTTGATAACTATGCTATTAATGGTAACTTTGATGGCCCTTTGGCTCAAAAAACAAATGCACAGATATCAGTTGCAGCAACAAGTTCAGCACCTAGTAATGGCTCTTCATATCAAGCATCAGATTTCACTTCTAAACCTTTTAACATTTTTGCAAACGGTACATTTAAAGGTAGAGGATTTAAGTTTAAACTTAACCTTACATCAGATGATGCTAGCCAAAATATAAGTGTCGAGCAGTCTGGATATACAGCGTCTTTTGATTCAAGAACTGAACAAAGTTCTGGGACAATAAGAACGGTAGTAAATCCCGGTTCTGATAACACTCCAGCCTCTAAAAACGTAACATTTTCAAAACCATTTTTTACAGGTACAAGTAGTACAGATGGCGGTGCAAATGCTTTTCCTCCTTCTGTTGGTATTACGATACAAAATGCTGGTGGTGGTCAATATTTTGAATTAACTAATGTATCTGGTACAGGATTCACCTGTGCTATAAGGGATAGCGATGGAAATTTAATTGACAAAGAATTTACATATCAGGCTGTTGGATATGGTAAAGGGGTGTAATATGGAGGAAAGTATTACTTAAATGGCTCAAGTTAGTTCATACAACGTAGCTAATAGATCTGGCGCACAAGTGCGTTCAGATATTAATGATATTTTTGAAGCGATAAAAACTAATAATAGTGGCCCTAATGATCCAGCAACAGCAGAAAAATTTATGTTGTTTGGAGATAGTACAACTGGTGATGATAATTTAAAAATACATGATGGGTCAAATTTTAGAAATATAGGAAAGGTAACAGAAGATAATTTAGGTTTACTGCCTCGTGCTGGTGGTACGATGACAGGTCAAATTTTAGGCGATGATGCTTCTGTTGCTGCATCTCCAGCATATGCTTTTGACCAAGATGCAGATACAGGAATGTTTCGTAACTCTGCTAATACCATTGGTTTTGCAACTGCTGGAGTTGAGAGAGCGATTGTTGATGTAAATGGTTTAACTGTAAAAGCTAGAGGTGATCTAAGACTTGCAGATTCAGACAGTAGTAACTATGTAGCTCTACAAGCTGCTGCAACAGTTTCTTCAAACCTAACTCTGACATTACCATCTTCAATAACAGATGGTGGGTTTTTACAAACTGATGCATCAGGTAATTTAAGTTTCCAAATCGTTAATGGTGTCCCAACAGGTGCAATTTTTTGTGTTGGAGTTAATACTGTTCCAACAGGTTATGTGAAATGTAATGGAGCATCTTATTCAACATCTGGAACTTATGCTGCTTTGTTTGCTGCTATTGCATATACCTATGGGGGTTCTGGATCAAGTTTTAATGTTCCTGACCTTAGAGGTGAATTTGTAAGAGGTTTTGATGATAGCAGAAACGTAGATAGTGGAAGAAATATAGGTAGTAGTCAAGGAGCGCAAAACCAATCTCACGATCACAATGCAGATGCAAGCGCAACTTCAAACGTAAGTGACCCTGGCCATGACCACAATGCCAGAGGTTATGGAGGTGATGATGATGGTGGAGGTCAATTTGCTGGAAGTCAAAATAATGCAGTAAGTTCAAGTGCAATAGATGATGCTACTACTGGAATAAGTGTTTCAACTAGCGTCACTATTGATGTTGATAATGAAGGTGGCGAGGCAAGACCTCGTAACGTAGCATTACTATATATTATTAAAATTTAATTATGTCAATACAACCGGGAACATACAATATGACAGTACAAAGAAGAGCAGATTTTTCTTTGCAGCTTGTTTTTAAAGATTCAAATAGTAATGCTATAAATTTAACTGGATATACTGTTTACGCTCAATGTTGGGATGAGGGTAGGAATATAAAATATGGTGATTTTGCAATCACTTACACCAATAGAGTTACAGGTACTATTGACATTGCTTTAACTGATGTACAAACTGCAACATTTGAAACCGATACTCTTGCATATGATGTTTTGCTAGAAAATGTTAGTGGACTGCGAGAGTACTACCTTGAAGGTGTTATAACTATGTCAGAGGGTTATACAACACCATGACTTCCGTTAACATTACAACTACTAAAAACACAGTTACAGTTAATGAAGGGGATGCAACTGTTGTTACAATCGCAACCCAAGGGCCACAAGGCCCCGGCTTTGATCTTGCACTAGATCATACTGGAAAAGTAAATGATTCAATCATGTACTATGACGGTACTTCTGGTAAAGTGAAATTAGATTCAACTACTACCAAACTTACACTCGTTGACGGAGGAAACTTCTAGTGGCTAACACAGTAAGAATAAAAAGATCCACAGGATCATCAGCACCTACAACACTAGCAAATGCCGAGTTAGCATTTAGTGAAGGTAATGAAGTTTTATACATAGGAAAAGGAACTGGCGGTGCAGGTGGTTCTGCTACAACTATCAATGCTATCGGTGGTAAGGGTAAGTTTTTTGATACAGACACAACAAGAACAACCAATCATGTCTTGGCTGGTGCTGCTTCTGGAAGTGCTGCTGCTCCTACGTTTCGGGCATTAGTAAGCGATGACATTCCTTCATTAGCACATACCAAGATAAGTGATTTTGATACAGGAGTTAGAACAAATACACTAAATCAGATGGCTGTTCCTACAGGTTCAGTTTCATTTAACTCGCAGAATATAACAAACTTAGCTGATCCAGTTAATACACAAGATGCAGCGACTAAGGGTTTTGTTGAGGCTACATCACAAGGACTTGATGTTAAAGATTCATGTGTAGCAGCAACAACAGCAAACATAACAATATCAACTGCTCTTAATAATGGAGACACGCTAGATGGTGTCAGCCTTTCAACAAATGATCGTGTTCTTGTAAAAGATCAATCAACAGCAAGTCAAAATGGTATCTATGTAGTTGGGTCTTCTCCAGCAAGGGCAGCAGATTTAGCTGCTGGTGCTAATGCTGCTGGTTTCTTTACCTTTGTAGAGAAAGGAACAGTAAACGCAGATAACGGCTTTGTATGTACATCGGATTCGGGTTCTGCTGTCGTAGGAACAAATAACCTTACGATTGCACAGTTCTCTGGTGCTGGTCAGATTACAGCAGCAGATGGTTTACAGAAGTCAGGAAATACATTATCAGTCGATCTAAAATCTAACGGTGGACTTGTAATTGAATCTACAGAAATTGCTGTAGATCTTGGTGCTAGTTCTATTACAGGAACACTTGCAATATCTGACGGTGGTACAGGAGCTACTTCTGCTTCTAACGCAAGAACATCATTAGGACTTGTTATCGGTACTGACGTTGAACCTCATAGCGATAAGCTAACAGAACTTGCAACGATGAACCAGACAACAGCTAACTCTTTAGCTGATCTGTCAGACACCGAAGTACAAATATTAGACGGAGCAACAGTAACAACAACTGAACTTAACATCTTAGATGGCGGTACATCAGCGACATCCACAACTCTTGCAGCAGCAGATCGTATGGTAATAAACGATGCTGGCACAATGGTTCAAGTCGCATTGTCTGACCTTGTTACATTCCTCGAAAATGGAAGTGTGTCAGGTTTTGATATAGACGGAGGAACATACTAAAATTAACCATTAGGAGGGTCGATCAATGGCAAATGTTGTTAAGTTAAAAAGAGGAAGTGGAAGTGACCCAAGTGCCTCAGATATGGTGGTCGGTGAACCAGTTATCAGGACTGATACGGCAGAATTATTTTTTAAGAAAGATGATGGTTCAGTAGCAAAAGTATCGGGTGGTGGTGGTGGCCCTGATTTTAAATATCTTGAATTGCGTAATGCAGCTAATAATGGAGCAGCATCTTACCCTAATGCAGATTTCACGCTTGTCACATCAGGCACTACAAATGCAATAACACCGACAGCAGCAAATACATTATTAGTTAGTGTTAACGGTGTTATCCAAAAACCTAATACAGGAACATCTACACCTTCTTCTGGTTTTGCATTAAGTGGATCTACTATAAAATTTGGAGGTAACATCTCTGCTGCACCAGATTTTATTCTTTATCAAGAGTCAGGTGGTATCGGAGAGCCAAGTGATGAAACTGTTGGTGAGGATAAGCTTAAGGTAAGTAATAGTCCTGTAAATGGATATTTTCTATCTGCACAATCTGGCAATACAGGAGGACTTACATGGGCTGCACCTGTAGCAACATCTTGTACAGGTAACTCTGCTACTGCAACAGCACTTGCAACAGCTAGAGCTATAAATGGTGTTAACTTTGATGGTACGGCTGCGATTACAGTAACGGCTGCTGCTGGTACGTTATCTGGAACTACGCTGAATAGTTCTGTTGTTACTAGCTCTCTTACATCATTAGGAGACTTGGCAGGGCTTACTGTTGATGGTGATGCAACTTTTACAGGAGCATTCTATAACGTCTTATGGGATAAATCAGATAGCGCACTTGAGTTTGTTGATAACGCTAGAGCTATATTTGGAACTGGTAACGATCTACAAATTTATCACGATGGTTCTAATTCATACATAGATGATGCTGGTACTGGAAATTTATATATAAGAAGTAGTCAGCTTGTTTTACAAAATGCTGCCGGTGATGAGGATTTAGCAATTCTCACATCAAATGGAGCAGTAAAACTTTATTTTGACGACAGTAAAAAGTTTGAAACAGCAGCAGATCGGGTAAACATTTATGGTCACGCTTTTGTTATTGGTGGTAATTATTATCTTTCAAATGGATTTCAAGATGCGTATGCTCGATTCCGTAATACAGGTGGTTCTAATGATTCTAACTTAGAATTTTTTGTTAGAGATTCTGGTACTGAAATTGAGGCTTTAGAAATTACAAAAGATGCACATATAAGAATACCAAATGATAATAAAAGATTAAAACTTGGTGCTGGTGATGACCTACAAATTTATCACGATGGAACAGATAACATCCTAAAGAGTACTAATGGCGAAATAAGCTTGATGAATGGTACTGACTATATGTTTCGTGCCATACCGGGTGGAGCAAATAGACTATATCACGATAATAGTACGAAAGCAGAAACCTTATCTACAGGTTTTATGGTTAATGGAGATTTAGATTTAGTTGACAATAATAAAATTAGATTAGGTGCAAGTCAAGACCTACAAATTTATCACGATGGTACAAACTCCTACCTTCAACATGGCACAGTAGGAAACTTACGTTATCAATCTGGTAATCATGATTTTTATAATCAGGCTGGTAATGAATTTATGTGCCGTATGTTTCAAAACGGTGGAGTAAATCTATATTATGACAGCAGCCTAAAGTTTGAGACTACAAGTGCTGGAGTTGCTGTAACAGGGCAAGTAACTATACCAGATGGATCAGCTACAGGAAATAGATTAGCAATCGGTGATTCACAAGACCTAGCTTTGTACCATAACGGCTCAAACTCATTTATTGCTGATCGTGGTACTGGACCTTTATATATAAGAGGTAATAATGCAGTACGCATTGAAAGCTGGACAGGTGATGCTTCTGGCGAAGCAATGATTATTGCTAACTCAAACGGAAACGTACAGCTATATTACGACAACAATGCAAAATTTAGTACAGAATCAAACGGAGCTACAACTAGAAACGACAATAGTACCAGTGTATATCATAGATTTACTACTAATGGTGGTACTGCTAGAGGATATGTTTATGCAAACAGTGGTAATGAAATAGGATTTTTAGACAACAATGGAAGTTGGTCGTTACAAGTAGCTGCTGCTGGAGGAACTACAATATCCTATAATCATCTAAATCCATCTACTAATAACTCTAAAGATTTAGGTACATCATCAACACGTTGGAGAAACATCTACACCAATGACCTTAACTTATCTAACGAAGGTGGTGCTAATGATGTTGACGGAACTTGGGGAAGTTATACTATACAAGAAGGAGCAGAGGATCTTTTCTTAGTGAACAAACGATCTGGTAAGAAATATAAGTTCAACCTAACGGAGGTATCATAATGGCTTTTAATGGAGAGGGAGCTGTACAATTATGGCTTAATTATAATGGCTCTAATAATTCAATAAATGATGATTATAATGTTAGTTCTGTAACTGATGAAGCAACTGGACAATATACAGTAAATAGTACATCTGGAACTTTCTCTAATAGTAATTACGCTATCGTTACAGGAGGTGTTCATACTTCTGGTGTTGTTTTATCAAGACCTGTTTTGAGAGACCCTTCTCAAGTTACAAAGAATACAAGTTCGTTCAGAGCAGAAGTTTTTAATAGTGCAGGGGCTTACGTTGATACAAATACCCTTTCTTATGTTTGTTTTGGCGATGTTTGATAATATAAAAACCATTATAATAATATAAAAGCAAAAACTTATGGCTAATTCTGATTACAGATTTATTTATACTAGAGATGATGGTGGTGTAAGTATTGTTTGCCCTTCCGATAAATCTGGTTTAACCTTAGAAGAAATCAAAGCTAAAGATTGCCCTAGTGACAAAACAATTTATACCGTTGATAAAAATATAATTCCTACAGATAGGAGTTTCAGAGATGCATGGACTTATACGGAGTAAATTATGGGATTTGGTATAGACATGGCAAAAGCCAAAGAGCTTCATAAAACAAATATTAGAATTGCTCGCACACCAAAACTTGCAGAACTTGATGTTGAATTTCAAAAAGCACAGGAAACTTCAGCAGATACAAGTGCTATCGTGGCGAAGAAACAAGCATTAAGAGATGCCCCTGCTGATAGTGCTATTGATGCAGCTACAGATGAAGCTGGTTTAAAAGCACAATGGAATACATCTATTCTTGGCGATTCACCTTATAGTTAACCATGACACTAACAAGAATTACATCTGACGGTATAACTGACGGAACCGTTGTAAATGCTGATATAAACGCAAGTGCAGCGATAGCAGGATCAAAGATTTCTCCTGATTTTGGTAGTCAAAATATAGTTACAACTGGAACTTTAGGTTCTGCAAATTTAACAATTACATCTGCTAATCCATCGATTCTTTTTACTGAAAACGATCAAGACCCTGACTTCAATATCTTGTGTAATGCAGGTCAGTTTAGATTACAAAACGTTACTGCTGGAGCTAATCTATTTACTGCTTCTGCTACTGCTCTTAACTCTGTTATAAATCATGATTTTGGGGCTGGTATCGACGTTACGGGAGCTATCAGTGGAACGGCAGACGCAACCATAAACTCAATAAACATAGGTAAAGGTGCAAACTCTGTTGCTGGTAACACTGTTCTTGGAGAAAATGCTTTAGATGCTGCTGTTACAGGTAATAACAATACTGCTATTGGTAAAAACGCTTTAACTGCTAATACATCTGGATA